TGTTGTCGATCTCAAAACAGCGATTGAACTGGAAAGCGGCTACCGAGTGTGCTACTAACGTCAAAAGAAAGGAACGATTCCGATGTACGAGTTTGTTTGCAATCGAAACGGCTACGAGGTGTCCGCACTATTTCGGGCCGAGTCCTACGAGGAAGCGGTAGCGATGGCTGAGGAATGGTCCGTCGGGTCTGTAGAGTTCGTCGGACTGTGGGAGGTTGAGAGTCGATGAAGTACGGACGGTTAATTTTGCAGCGAGCACCTGGAGAACGGATATTGATCGGGCAGGATGTCGTTGTCGAGGTGCACTCGATCCAAATGCAGAGGGTAAGGCTGACGATTATAGCACCGAAAAGCGTGCACGTTGTGCGAGAGGAATTGGACGAGCACGCAGGTTCAGAGGGTTAGTTTCACAGGTTTCAGAAAGGTGAGTAGAGATGAATTTTACACCAAAGATTGTGGCATCATGCAAACGTGGCAACAACAGGGGATCAAGAGTGAACGACACCATTTTGGTCAGCGTCATCAAGAGTGGCAAAAAGAGGTTGCAGGTCGGAATTCGGTTTGGCCAAGATGTGATGAAGCATCAACGCTGGCTCGTTGGTGATCGTGTTGTCGTACAGCTTGGAACATTGGAGGACGGGCGACCGGCTATGAGCATTAGTCGGACCATGACTGGCGGGCACAAGTTGTCTGGAGTTAAAAGCCAAGTGGGAAAAATGGCTTACGCAAGCGTCAAGGTTAGCAACGAGGATTTTTTAGAAGAAATCAAACCGTACGCGGGGACAAACGCAAAGCCACACGTCATGCCCGATGGTAGCCTGATTGTCGTTCTGGAGAAACGCGATGCAACGTGCAAAGGAGGGGAATAATGGCCGGGAAAGCTAGTATTGTTTTTCATGCTTTTGGGTGTGGTGTGCTACTGGAATGCCCAATCTATGAGGTTGAATTTGTCCCTCGGGTTGGTGATGTGGTATTTACTCCTGAGCTGATTAAATTTAGTGAAGATCTATCTTTTGAGGATACATTTGACGGATGGACGGTTGAATCTGTTTGGTGGGACTTTGCTGACGATGCTGAAATAGATGCGACTATTTGGGTGACTCATCCACAATACAACAAAGCGATGGAAGCGTTTAATTCACGCCTTGAGCAAAAACTAAGAGACTTGTGCAGTGTAGGAGTAAAGAATGAGCGGTGATTCAGTGTTGTATGCAGTGGTGACGTTCTTCCTGTTGTTCCTTTACGCGGCTCATATCTGGGAGGCACGTCATGACCGAGATCGTTGACACAAGCCAGGCACGCTTAACGATGTACTCAGAGGGTCCGTATATTCGGATGAACTTCTATTACTTCTGGGACGGAGATCACCGGTACTTTTGGATGGACTCGGACGGTGTGCGATCAGACAAAACCTGCCATTACACCGACAATTATCTCCGCGAAGAAATTGATCGGCTATGGGCAAGCAGCGTCATCACGACAGGGCAAGCACGAGAGGCACGAGCTACCCTGAGACTGTACCAGGATATCTGCCGGGGATTGAGTCGAGACACAAAAGAATCGTTTTGGGAGTGGCTAAGCAATGTCGTCAAATACGGATGGTGAGTTGATCGCGGCGGAAGTGGCTATACGTCGGGTGCAGGATCATTTGCAAAACGCATTTGGAAAAGCTAGGCCCGTTGAAGCCATCGTGATTATGGGGCTACTTAGTGACGCGGCTAATCTGTCGCGTCGGGTAAGTCAGTTGGTTGGGGCACAGAGAGGTGAGGAGTTTTAGATGTACCACAACGACTACAGCAGGATCTCTAAGACGATGCTGCAACAGTTTTGTGAAAGTCCAGCGATTTACAACGAGATTTACAACTTGCGGACGATGCAACCAAAAGCACCGACAAAAGCAATGGAACTCGGGACGATCTTGCACGCGGTACTTTTGGAGGATAAGCGGCTAGATCAGATCATCGCGGTATATCCTGAGTCGTGCTTAAAGTCGGACGGATCATTGAACGGAAAACCGGCCGCACAATTCCGTGAAGATAACCCGGGCGTGGTGTGTGTGAAAAACGCGGACCATATCCACGAATGTCTACACGCGGTGACAAACAGCTTTCTTAGGGAATGGCTGTCGATCATCCAGAACGATCAGGTCTACCGAGAGAAGTTTATCAAGTGGGAAGATATCCTTCCGTGTCGGTCGCTGGTGGACTGCTTCTATATCTCTGATGATGCGGTCTATGTGTACGATATCAAGTGCACAGCACAATTCCCGCCGAACGCATTTAACCGGACGGCAAGGAATCTACGCTATTGGTTGCAAGAGGCACACTATTCGATTGGACTCAAGAAACTCTACGACCGGCCTATTGTGTGGCGGTGGGTGGTGATTGAAACGGTCAAGCCCTATCGAGTCCAGATGCGTTGGTACGATTCACGATCGGCGGAGATTGCACGGGACTACCGAAACGCCAAGATGCGTGATCTAAAGTTCAGGATGGAATCTGGCGATTGGTCAGACGGATACGAGCAAAGCATGGTGGTGAATCCGTGGGAAGTTGAAACGGAAGACGACGGCTTAGATTGGGAGTCGGTTGAATGATTGACGAATACGAAGCATTGTTTGATAGCAAGTACCTGCGATGGTTTCACGTTCAAGAGATACTCGATAGAGAAGGTAAGACGGAGATTACCTGCACAATTGAAAAGGTTGAACGTGTCGAGCTGACTTTACGCGGCGGTGCAAAGAAGTGGGGTCCGGTAGTGACGGTTAAGGGTGCAAGTCGCCAGCTTGTTTTGAATCGGACGAACGCTGACACAATCGCGGAACTGTATGGTTCAAAGCCTTCACAGTGGGTTGGAAAGAAGTTTGCTTTGTTTGTGACGACGACAAAACTAAAGGGTAAGACGGTGAACTGCCTGAGAGTAAAGGGCGTTTCGTGAGACGACGAATTCCACGAAGTGAATTGCGATTATGCAAGCAATGGCAGATCGGGCGATTTGTCAATGAAGTTGCCAAGGACTTGCAAAAAGCTATCAGAATGGAAGCGGCGGATGACAACGGTGTTTGCGTTTGTGTGACCTGTGGCAAGCGGGACCATTACAAGGAAATGGACGCTGGACATTTTATTCCCGGTCGTCGTCCGGCATATGTATTCGTCGAGGAAAATATCCACCCACAATGCAAGCACTGCAACGCCAAACTAGGCGGAAGGCTGGACGTATACGCTGCGTTTATTCTCAAAACGTACGGGCAGTCGGTTCTTGATTCACTACAAGCACTCCGACACGGCCAGCACAAGTACACGCGGGAACAACTGGCAGACATGAGAGACGGTTACAAGGCACGGATCAAGGTACAGGAGAAACGATTATGCGGACGATAAAGATTGAACGGGAACGATGGCGGACACCGACAAGTGGCGAGGGGCAGCGGTTTCAACTGATTAATATCACTGGTTGCGGCTGTATCATGGGGCTGATCGGTGAAGCGTTCGGAGTTGAAGTGGATGATATGCTTGGCGATCAGGTATTAGACCGGGGCCAGTTGGCGGTGGTTGGGGTGGACGCGGACACGCAAGATTATGCTATCACGATTAACGATCATCCGTATTTGAATCAAGATGAACGTGAAGCCAAACTCAAGGAATTGTTCAAAGACGTGTTTACGTTGGAGTTTGTATGAATGAGACAGTAACCATTACACGGTGCGACGGTGAGACAAGAACGTTCCGGCGTGGTGAAAAACGGGCGATGGAAAGTTGGCGTCAACGTGGTTGGGCTAACCTAGTACACAAACACGATGACCATAATTTGACCTCGTACCAATCAATCGCGGATTACTTGGGGATATCCAAGGAGCGGGTCCGGCAGATTGAGGCGAAGGCGATTGCGAAACTCAAAGCGGCGTTGTGTGGCGAGCAGATAATTAAGGATTGGCAAGAATGAAGTATAGCGAGTTTATCAAGAATAAGTCACAGTTCAAACATGAGGCTGGATTCTCTCCAAGTAACCTGCCTGGGTTCCTGTTCGACTTCCAAGCCTATCTAGTTGACTGGGCATTGCGAAAAGGGCGGGCGGCTATCTTTGCTGATTGCGGAATGGGCAAGACTGCGATGCAATTGGCTTTTGCACAGCAGGTGATAGAGCGTGAGAATAAACCTGTTTTAATCGTAACTCCGCTGGCAGTCGGTGCACAAACAGTCATTGAGGCTGGGAAGTTCGGCATCGATGCGAAGCGAACAAAAGACGGACGCATGGATTCAACAAAATGCGTTTGGGTAACGAACTACGAACAGCTAGATAAGTACGATACGTCAATGTTTGCGGGCGTGATTTGCGACGAGTCCTCAGCGATTAAGGACTTTAAGAGTCAGCGAAAAGATGTTGTAGTCGAGTTTATGCGAACCGTTCCTTATCGTTTAATGTGTACGGCAACAGCGGCACCGAATGACTTCTGGGAACTCGGAACAACGAGCGAGGCACTTGGTTTACTTGGATTTCGTGACATGATAACGACGTTCTTCAAACAGGAAACATCGAAGGATCATCACGGTTGGGGCAGAACTAAGTATCGTTTTCGTGGACATGCTCAAGGTCCGTTTTGGGCTTGGGCTTGTAGTTGGGCACGGTCAATTCAAACGCCATCGGATTTAGGGTTTGACGGATCAAGGTTTGAGTTGCCTCCATTGAACGAACGCGAGTATTGCGTCGAATCCAAGACAAAGCGAGACGGCTTTTTATTTGATCTAGCAGCAACGGACATGCAAGAGGAACGCGAGGAGCGACGTAGAACAATACCAGAGAGAGTTGACTTTGCGGCGTCATTGGTCAACGGCCGCACAGATCAAAGTATTCTATGGTGTGAGTTAAACGATGAAGGTAAGGCACTATCAAGGGCCATCAACAATAGCGTCGAGGTGCACGGTGGAATGTCTGACGATGAAAAGGAAGCGGCGTTAATTGGGTTTGCCAATAAGGAAATACAGAACCTTATCATCAAGCCTAAGATCGGAGCTTGGGGGCTGAATTTCCAGAACTGTTCGAACGTTGTGATTTTCCCTAGTCATAGCTTTGAACAGTACTATCAAGCAATTCGACGATGTTGGAGGTTTGGGCAGACGAAACCTGTAGACGTAGGCATTGTGATATCCGAAGGACAATTTGGGGTATTGCAAAACCTCAAGCGAAAACAGGTACAAGTCAACACGATGTTCCGCGAGTTGGTCGCTCACATGCGGGACGCGATGCACTTAACTACGAGCGATTATTTCCCAGAGAAAGTACAGGTTCCAAAATGGCTGTCTTAGATCAAGTTCAAACAGATAACTACGCGATATTCAATGGTGACTCGGCGGAGGTGCTGACTTCACTACCAAGCGAGTCAGTAGGGTTGTCGGTGTACTCGCCACCATTCGCAACGGCAAACGGTGGTTGTTTGTACAACTACTCAAGCAGCGTTCGAGACTTGTCAAACGCGAGAACGTATGACGAGTTTTTTGAGCACTACGGGTTTATTGTCAGCGAGATTACAAGGCTGACAATTCCGGGCCGGTTGTCGGTGGTTCATTGCATGGACGTTCCAAAGCAAGGTGCGAACATCTGCGGATACACAGACTTCCCCGGTGACATCATCCGGTTGCATGAGAAACTCGGCTGGGAGTATGTCCCGCGAATTTGCATATGGAAAGAACCTCTGGCAGTTCGCAATCGAACTATGTCGAAGGCTCTTGCACATCGGCAAGTATGCGAAGATGCGACACAGGTAAACGTCGCGGCAGCTGATTACCTTTTGATATTCCGCAAGAATGGCGTCAATCCGACACCGGTTACACACGAGGACGGGTTGCACGAATACTACGGAGAGCGACAGATTCCCGAAGAACTGCACCGGTACAAAGGTTGGACCGGCAAGCAGACGGAGAACCGATTCAGTCATTGGATATGGCGACACTACGCGAGTTCTTTTTGGGATGACATTCGACTAGATAACGTGTTGCCATACGAGGAAAGCAAAGACAAGGACGACGAGCGGCACCAGCATCCGCTACAGTTGGACGTGATCCAACGATGCGTCCAAATGTGGTCGAATCCCGGCGAAGTAGTCTTAACCCCATTCATGGGCGTTGGGTCAGAAGTGTATGGAGCGGTGAAACTTGGCCGGCGTGGTATCGGTGTCGAACTCAAACCTAGCTACTTTCGACAAGCGGTAAAGAATCTCAAGAGTCTTGAAAGGGTTAAGGTTGTCGAGGTTGCTGGGAGTTTGTTCGAATGACACCACGCGAAGCCTACCTCCGAGACATGGAAGCAGCGAGGAATCAGTTAGCGGTCGAGTGCAAGTCTGAGTTACTTGGACACCAAAAGCAGATTGACCGTGCCCATAAGAGGATTGATGAACTCGTTGCCATGATTGAAGATCGGGACAGGATGATAGGGCAGTTGCAGGAACGCATGGATAAAATGAGTGAGTGGGCTAAGACGAAGGGGAAGCAATGAACACAGATCAACGGATCGACAACCTACACGCGGAACTGATCGCACTTCGCAGGCTGGTAGTTGACCTTGGCCGAGACCTAGGTCCATTGCGGGACGTGACCACAGTAGCAGAGTTTCGGACGCATTGGGCTACGCTATCAAAGTCACACTACGGGATAATCTACCTGCGAAATTGGTGGTGGAAGTACGCTTTGCATCAAGACGAGGACTTGCGATTGTCGCAGGTGGACGCGGATAAGATTTTGGAAGCATTGGAGGGATTAGAGAAATGAGTAAGTTCACGGTAGACACGCTAG